AGAAGAGCTCGAGTGCTCGGGTTACGAGAACTGCATTACCATACTCGTTGAGAGTGATGGTGACAGTGTTTGGTGTTGAGAGAGCAACTGCATCTGGATCGGTTGTTTCCGTCAAGGTGCTGGTTGCTTGATCGAGATCGACGTACTTCTGGAGTACAACGGTCTGACCAGGGAAAGCCTGGCGTGCAGGACGCTTGTCCGCTACAGAACGAATGAGTGGTTCTGAACGGAGAGCAAACTCGAGAAGACGATCATACGCCTTCTGAACGAGGCCTGCGCCACCTACTGTACCGCCGAGTGTCGACGATCCAGTTGATGTATATGCATCGTTTGCCAATTTAGTCTCCTATGACTATGAACGGTTATTGTTGGGATCGCAGAAGATTGAGGATCTCATCTGCCGAACCGGCATTGTTGAGCCTCATTTCGAAATCTTCTGCACGGTCAGGAGTAACCGCTGATTCTGTGAGGAAGTCCTGCCTGCGTAGTGCAGCTCGGTCTTGCTCAGAGATAGCTTGTTCAGGCGTATCCACCTTGATACCAAAGAGGTCGGCGTTCTCATCGAGCCAGTTAGAAACCGACTCCTCGTTCACGTCGTCCAGATCCTTCAGTACTAGGCGTGCAGCCTTTTGGTTGACACCTTTCCGTTCCAGGACTTCCTTGACGGTTCTCTCACGCTGCACCTTGGATAAACCCTCAAGTTGCTCTGTAAGTTCCTTGATACGCTTCTCGTCAGCTCGCTTGGCTTTACGCAACTTCTTTATCAAGTCACTGCCATCACCGAGTTGATCCGGTGTATCTAGGTCATCGTCTTCGTCGTCCCAGTAGTTGTTGCTCATAGCAACCACCCTTTCATTTGTAGTTACGTAGGCCACAGATTCCATTCGGGGAAATGGGCTGGCTCCTACTACCGGTCTATACACCGCGTGAGGCCGGTCGATTCACGCAGGATTCTAGTTAGAAGGCTCCGCGATTTCCTCTTGCTTGCGAAGCGAGTTTGACAGCACCGCTACGACCCTGGAATCGGAGACGCTCACGCTCTTCGATCTTTCCTAGGGTTTCGAGTTCGTTTGCTGCTTGGTTGAACACAGCGCCAATCGCTTGTTCCTGTGTGACAGGTGCTTGACCGCTGAGTCCTGCAAGGAATGTTCCTCGCTCAGATGTTTGGCGAACCTGTCCAAATCTAGGTAGTGAAGTCTTGAAGTTGAACCCAGAGTTAGCGAGCTCTTGGGCTGCAGCATCTGCCAAGGAGAGTCCTGCCTGTGCAGCAGCAGCCTTGACCTCAGATCGAGTCCTCATTTGCTCAAGCTCACGGACACCACGCTCACCAGTAAGGATAGCCTTGGCAAGAGTTGTGCGATCTGCGAATGGAAGATTCCTTCGGATCTCAGCCTTGACTGGCTCTGGTGCAAAGTCGATAGCGTTGAAGACATCGTTGATGATGGCACTTGTCTCGCGGACAGACTTGCCGGTTGACATCACATCATTGAGAAAGTCTTCGTTGGCTAGGTCCTTGAGTCCTGCAATCTTGAGGACATCAGCAAGGGCTTCCTGTGACTTGACGAACTCTGCAATGGTTGGAACTTCAACTGGGATACCCTGACGGCGCATATCCTCAAGAGCCTTGATGGCTCGGAATCGCTTGGTGAACTCAGGGATAGCGTTGTTGAGCTGCGCCTCACGAAGGGCTAGATTCATAGCCTCGTCAATGGTTGATCCGGTACGATAGTACGGAGCAGCAAGGTCATAGAGTTTCTTTACGTACTCTTTACTAGCCTCTTCCCTGCCGATGAGTAGGGCAAGAGTGTTTATGAAAGTATCTCGAGCAAGAGTTCTTTGGCCACCGACAGACACACCGGTTGATCCTGGCACTGCGGATCCCGAAGGAGGGGGAGGAGTGTCAGAGGATCCTGGAGGAGGAGGAGTATCGGAAGACCCAGGAGGTGTAATATCTGAACCAGATGGTGTTGGCGTTGGAGTTGGTACCGGAGCATTGGCAACTGAAGCAGGAACCCCGTATGCCCTAAGCTCAGCAGCAGTGAAATCAGGAGTATTGCTCAGTACAGATCCACCAACTGGAAGTGCAGTCTGAGGCATAGGGGCAGGGGCTGATGGGGCTACTTGCCTGCCAGCCTGAACGGCTTGCTGCATCGCCTGTAAGCGCATTGTAGCAAGATCGTTGGCGTCAGGAGCCTTTTTCTTTTTTGCCATTTATACTCCGTATCCCATAGCGCGGGCAAGGGAAGTAGCAGCATCTCGAGCCTTCTCGTTCTCTGCTACGGTTCCTTCAATTTCAGGTGTGGTTGCAAGGTATCTATTGGCATCGGATACTGTCATATTCTTGATACGATCAAGGACAGGGTTGTCGAGTTGAATCTCGTTTGGATCCAGTTCGAGAACCTTTGCCATCAGATTGATCTTGTTGCCGTAGAGCTGGCGCACCGTGTAGTCTGGGAATGCCTTGATCTTCTCTGCGAGTTCTGGGTACTCAAGGGATGCGAGTTGTCCGAGCTGAGCCTTGAACTGACCTTCGGTCATCTTGCCACGGGCAATGTTCTTGGCAGCCTCACGCATCTCGGCATCCGAAAGGATGTACTTGCCGTAGTCATTGACCAAGGAGCGTGCCTTCTGCAGGGCGGCTAGGCTCTTAGCTCCAAGCATCTCTTCCTTCTCGAAGTTGATCTTGGACCAGATGTAATCCTCAGCAAAAGCTTTAGGGTTGAAGAACTGTGGGAACTCTCGAGTTACAATGCTGGTAATGGTAGACTCTGTGTCGCCCTTACCCTTACCCTCTTGAATCCTCTGGCGTGCAGTCCTGACCACCTTGTCGAGCTGCTCGTTGGCAGCCTTGTTGTACTGCTCTACGAAGCTACTGATGTCCTCTTTGGAGAACTTGCCAGCAAACTGTACATCCTCGGCAATAGTGCTCAGGAGTTGTCGTGCTGCAGCGGGGGTTAGCTGAATGACGTTGGTCTGAGTTGTGGTCTGATCTTCGTTTCCGGAAGAGGCACCGCCCATAAGAAGACCAGCAAATGCCTGTAGTTGCTCAGGACTAAACTCCAGTACACTGCCACCAGACTTGTTCTTTTTGCTCTTCTTGAGTTCTTCTTTGGTTTGATTATTTTCAAATCCCACTATTGAACCGCCTTTAGGGTGTCTTCTTCAAAATGTCTTCGAATGAGTTCTCTAAGTTTAGGGTGCCACTTAGGTGCTGCTTGCTCAATATAAGCGTTGTAGTTATCTCTGATCCTGGACTTGCGCTCATCATAAGCTGGTAAGCTATCACGCAGAGTTGTAGCTGCTGTGCGAATAAGGATAAACTCCTTCACGTCATCCCAGAGTTTTGTGTTTCCATACTTGGACATAAAGTTCTCGTCGGACACAATCTCGTAAAGACCACGGGCATACCTGAAAGACTTGTCTCCTCGGTTAGGATCGTTCCAGTCTTTCCACCACTTCTCGCTGATCTTCCTGATCTCGGTATTGCCAGCCTTCTTGAGGACGGCTTGAAGATCTTGTCTAGACCTCCAGGTATCACCATCTTGTAGAGCGATAGCCTCGAGCTTATCTCTCAGATCGTTGTATGCGCTCCAGGCTCGATTAGCCATACGAAGCTCTTCGATCTCCTTAGGGGTTTTCTTCACATCATTGAAAAGCCCACCGCCAGGAAGTCTGGTGTTAGGATCCTGTAGCTTTCTGTAAACGCTGAGGTTGAAGTCGTCTTTATCATAGTCGATGTCAAGTGTCAACAATCCGAGTACATCTGGATCAAGTTGTTGAAGAGATACAGCAAGCTTCTTGTTGTCAACAAAGACTCTGTTGTAAGCCTCTGATGTAGGCTGAACATAAGCCTTGGATTCCCTACCCTTGAAGGTGATTCGGTCCAACGGGAACTCATCGCCTAGGTTCTTGAGGAACTCTTCCTCAGCCAGAACTTTAGCTTCTTCTTCGTTGGCTCCCTTTGTGATATACTTGTTGACCAAGATGCCGTAGTAATCGTCGAAGATCTGCATTGGTCGGGTATCGATCTTGGCTGGAACGCCGAACATAGATGCAAATGTCCATCGGAACTTACGGAACCACAAGGCTCTAGTAATATCCCTTACCTTATTGTCGCCAGGGTACTTTTGAATACCCAGTTCTTCGAGAGTCATATAGTAGTTGTGGACAGAGTTCCAGGAGTCAAGGTAGTCCTTGTCCGACTCTGGACCTACAGCATACTTATAGAGATCATTAGCCCATACCGGTACGAGTCCCTTTGCAAAAGACTGTGCTGGGCCATAAGGGAAAGCAACATCATACGTTGCACCCATAACCTCCTTGAGTGAGTCCTCAAGTTCAGGCTTCCAACTTAGCACTTGTCCCGTTGCCTGCGCTACATAGAACGAAGGTGTGGGGAAGTTGAGCAAGAAACCAATGGATCTAGCATTGAGCCGGATACCTTGATCTGCAAAGAATCCCATTTCCTTAGTGCCGGGAACAATCAGGTGTGTTGCCTTCAACGGATCATCAACCTGATTCCCGTATTGGTCAACACCGAATGATCGGAAAGCTGCCTGGTAGTTGTAAAGGAACGACACTACTCGCTGTGGGTTGTTGATTGCAAATCGCCCATAGCGGTAGAAAGCATTGAGAGAAGCAGCAGGGAATGCTGATGCAACTCGGGCTGCGTAAAGGACGCGGTTCTGGCGATTGATCGTGTAGAAGGTCTTCTCGTTTTCCTGAAGAGCTTCACGACGAGCAGCAGAACGCAGGGTGTTGATGGTGTCTAAGCCGACAACATCTAACCCTTGGCGACCAAGTTCGTTCGCCTTACGAGCTATGTTGTCCAAGAAGAACATATTGGCGGAAGCCCAGCGGATAGGATTCTCTGGTCTCGTCAATGTCCTGAATACGGATGCTGCTCCCTTTGATAGGATTTCATCAAAGTATGCAAATGATGCCCGACGTTGAATCGGCTCTGGTAACCCGACATAGTTGAAATCTAGCGGTTGAATTGGGTGAAGCTTCTCTATGTCGCGTGCTAGTGCTATCTGCAACTCAGTAGACTTGACGTCTCCCTTGAGTGCTAGGCTGCGAGCCTCTTGATTTGGAAGGTAACGATAGATCATAGCAAATTGATCTCGCACCATAGCAGGTATCTGGCTCTTTGTTACCGTACCATACTGGGTAAAGTAGCTCTGTCCGACATCCGATAGACCCCATTCAAGAATCTCGTCAAATGTCTTACCCTCTAGAACCTGGTCCACCAGTGGGTCTCCACGGAAGGACCGGTTGACAAGATACGCCAACTCCTCAAAGTACATTGGGTTGTTGGAACGAGTTACAGTCTGCGGGCTTCTGCGCATAATCAGACCCTGGCGAATACCTTCGTGAAGGTCGCCTAGGTAAGTCTGCGATGCCGTGCGTGAGTTAGCAAACTCCTCGCGGAATGCAGCACCAAAGTTATTCTCATCAAATAGATCTTCGATGCGTACCCACTGGCCATTGATCATACGGCTTCCACCGTCTGTGCCGTAGTAACGCTCTTTGTACTTTGCGCTACGGTTCCACAGGACAGCACGCTCATACTGAGCTTCGCCAAGATCCTTGAGAATGTTATCGATAACCTGGTATTGCTGGGCAACCTTCTTGTTTGCCTCGAAAAGTTCCTTGGAGTCAGGGATAAGGGTCTGAATCGTTCCTCTTGCGTTAGCGATAGCTGATTTAGCATTAGCAATCTGCGCAGCAATCTTAGCCTTAGAGGCTCCGGTTACGTTCTTGTCTAAGTAATCAAGTCGACGCTCGAGATTAGAGATCGTCGGGACATCTGCCATCTGACCGAAAGGCTTGGTAGCATCCATAAGCTGTAACTCAAGATCCTCAACGAGGCGCTCAGCAGCACGAACATCCTTCTTGACACGCTCGTAGTTCTCAGCCTTGGCAACAGGAGAGATGCTTCCATCCATAAACTGTTGCTCGAGAGCCACCAGATCATCTAACATTCCATTAGCCTGATCAAGAGACTTAGTAATCGTTGTTACAGCCTCGTCTACAGCCTTGAGTTCTTTGCCCCTATACATACGAGAAGCAACTTGCATAACTCGATTCTTGTTGTTTTTGAAGAAATTCCTTGTCATAGAAGGAGTGAGGTCAAAAACAAACTTGGCTCCGTGTGCCATAGTTGCGCTAAGAACTGGCTCAGCTAGCGACTGTTTTGAAATGTAGCTTGGACGGGCTAGGACCTGGAAGGTCCACCACTTGTTGAACGTTTCGTACAGAGCTTTGATTTCTTCGTTAGTGCGAATGAAACCTTCTTTTGTCTTGCCAGCCTTGAGCCTCATTTGCTGTTCGACCTCACTCCAAGGTGAGAATCGGAAAGACTCAACTAGCTGACGCTGGGTAAGCGCTCCATCAACAACAATGCGCATACCGGTATGGTCCATAGCGTAGCCCTTTTGCCCCAGGCTAACAACAATATTGTTGACAGAAGTACGCATATGGCGGACCATATCCTGAATGGATGCTTTATCAAAGTACCCATTAGTATATGCCATTATAAGACCGATTTCATCGTCGATCTTTTCAAGTGCTGCCTTGCGGTCAATGACGTTCTTCGCTGAAAGGACACTAGATGCAGCTCGTGCTCTATATTCACCAACTGTTATCTTTGGAACGGAAGGATCTGGAGATACAACAAGAAGTCTCTCCGGATCTCGAAGAAGATCAAGATCATCAAACATTGCGTTGAGCTCACGGATGGAATCAAATGGTCGGCTACCCGAGAAGGTAACATAGCCCATTGGCTTCTCGCTGCCAACAAATCTAATGATGCGTGTGGCAACCTTAGGGCTACCAACGATAACAGACTCAATGCCACCGATTGAATCGATGTCTTTTACCTGGCGACCAGTCTTGATAGCCTGAATCTTGCCACGAATAGTTCTAAATGTTTGGGCGCCAACGACTGGCTCCATAGGAGCATAATCTCTTCCAAACATCCAGGGCGTCTTGTTCTCTGGATCGATGAGGGAGTCACGGATAAATCTGTACTCTGGAACGCGGTTGATGGCATCATCAAATGCTGCGTTCATCCTAGCCCACGCTTCGGGAGTATACTCGACCGGAGTTGTAGATTTGGTCATTTGCGCAGCGATCTGCGACTTCACATCAGCCATCTCGAAGAGATCCGCTGGGGCATTCTTAGAAAGTCTGTCGAGTGCTGGCAGGTAACCCTTATCTGCAAGAAGCAGATCTCTAACCGTCTCTGGGTTGGTAGCCTGAGCAATAGGGCTAACGAGGTTCTCATTGTTGCTGTACTTTTGTAGGATGTCAGCAATCTCGGCATCGCTTCTTGTCTGAGCCATAAGCAAAATGTCGTCACCGATGTTGCTTTGCTTACCACCTGCACCCTGAGCAAAGAGAATCGACTCGTCGATGTCTCGCTCCATAGCCTCAGTAGCTCTGCCGCGTGTTGAAAAGCCTGTCTTGCGTGCAGCAAACTTGCTGCCCCGTGCTGCAGCACCACCGACTGCGCTAATTGCTACGTTTGCTACAGTAAAATCTGTAAACCCGGTAAACCAGCGTCCAACCGTGTTGTCAACGAACGCATTCTCCACATCCTGGTCATTCCACAAGTCGACTTCTTCGATGTCAATGCCACCCATAGGGAGGATGACAGATGCCAGCGTCTTGATCGGGGTAATGTCAGACTTAGTGAGCGCCTGCCCTAGGCTGATCTGCTCTGTTCTATTGTACGCACGACGCAAGTCGTTGACTTGAAAACCCTTTTCGAACTTGTCAGCCTGATACAGTGGCGACTCTGGGTCGGTAACGAGAGCAACGGTTCCAATAGGGCGTGTAATGTATGGGGAGATCACGTTGTCGTGTGCTGCAACACCAAGCTTGAGAACGATGTCGTTGCTCATCGCCTGTTCTTTGGCAGCAAACTGAAGATCTTCCTTGACCTTCTGGCGTGCCTTCTCGCTCAGGTTGAGCTCAGCCAATGGCTTGGTTGTTCCGATGTTTACCGCAGCAGGGATGACAATATCTCCAACTGCTTTAGCCGGAGAAGCAATCATCTCGCCAAGCTTTTGACCGGCATACTCGGCGCCACTAACAATGTTACGCCCTACGGGCTTGGCGATGTTATCGAGGAACTCTTGCCATAAAGACATTAGCGCCTCCTGTAGATTCGGTTGTTTCCGCCCCGTGGGACTTCTTGTGTGATTGCCGCAATGAATGCGTCCCTATCTTCTGGTGTATCCCAGGGAACAAGAGAAAGGGACAAAACAATCCCGGCATTCTCATATCCAAGAGAGTTGGCAAACTTGTCGACGTTATCGAATAACGTGCCTGGTGAAAAACTACTCACTGAAGATTACCCATCAGGTAGCTAAGGAAGCTCTTGTAGGAGTCTGGGGCATCTGGAAGCTTGGCTGCCTCCATCAATGCTGGAAGATACTTGTAGACGATCTCTGTATTCTCTACCGCCCTAGGACCACCAAGACCTGCTGGTAGCGCCTCTGGACCCGCACCACGACCAAAGCCCACACCAGCGCTGATTGGCTCTTCTGGTGCTTCTGTTGGAGAAAGCAAATCACGAAGCGATGCCTGAGGAGCTGCTGGCTCCCTGTACATAGCAGCGCTCTCTTGCTGCGCCACAGTGTCTTGCCCGGTTGATCCGAGTGATTGCATATCAGGGATGTAGCGAATGGGTTGCTTTCCGCCCTGACCATTACCGCCAGTTCCGGAGATCTTTGTTCCAGAAAGCTCTGCCATTAGTCTTCATCCTCTTCGTCAAGATACTTGCTTGGGTTTACATTGTTTGGTAACTTGAACTGCACCCAAGCAGGGTATGAATCTTTTTCCATAATCAGGCTAAGGCAGATGTCCTCTGGGAATCCTGCCGCTTTGAGAGCGTTGAAGTACTCGTTGAGCCAGATTGCGTAGACTTCTAGTTCTGTATGATAAGGATTCTTTACTGTTCGAATCCTTTTGATGGTGCGGACTTTTCTCTTAGGAGTCGCCTTTCTCTTTCTTGCTGGCATCATCACTCCTTAGATAGGTCGTCGTGAAACGGTGGTAGCTCTTCCTAGCGCTCCACCAGCTCCTGTCAGTGTTGCAAGGATCTGTTGTACATCTGGTGCTGGGGCTGGTGCTGCTTCTACTGGAGAAGGAGCGCCTCCCACCGGAGCTTCAGCGGGAGCAGGGGACGGTTGCTCAACCATAGAAGGGGCAGCTCCGGCAGGAGGAACCTGTTCTTGAGGAGCGAATATGTCCTCAATAGCATCTTCAAGAGCCCGTCCCTTTTGTCTTGCCTTGATCACCGATGCAATCTGTCGTACGATAGTGCCAGCATCTCCACCCGTTGCAGCCATCTGTGGGATAGCTTGAGTGTATGCCTGGAGAGACCCAAGCAGAGACTGACGCATATTCTCAATCTCGATCTTCTCGAGCTCTTGAGTTACATTGACGGTGAATGGAAGCTCGCGCATTGCGAGATCCTTTGAGATCAGACCTCCACCGAGAGCCTGTAGCATAAAGATCAAACCTTGTGCTGGGTTGAGACCAGCGAGCATACCGTAACGAACATCTGCGGAGTAGTCTCCTTTGATGTCCTTCTTTGGGTTGTACTCGATTTCGTATGGGCTACCAGAGTCAACACCACGGATGGTCTTGGACTCAGGGAAAATCTTCTCATCTACCTCGAAGCAGAGCGAGATAACATCACGCAGTGTGCTAGCGAAGATAGCCTGTGCGCTCTTGACTTGGGTATCGAATGCACCCATAAGAGCCTGCACACCTTGACCGGTGACGATAGAAGCGTCGATGTTTCCGGTACGACCCTCAGGGTAACGAGCTCCGGTTCGAAGTTCTTGGTTGAGCAGTGTCTGCTCTGTGAACGCACCAGCAGGAATGCTGAGTTCGACACGGCGTACAGCCTGTGGAGATGCGGTGCGGATGATTGCGTCGCCACCAAGCGGAAGCTCCTGCA